TCTTCGAGGGAGACCGGGGCGGCGACCGGGGCGGCGACCGCACCTTTCCTGCCCTTGGTCGCTTTGGCGTCTTCAACCGCGGTCACCACCGAGGCCAGATTCGCCGCATCCTTCGCGAGCAGAGCGGCCATATCAGCCTCTGCTTCCTTGTCGAGCGGGGCCCACTTGCGGGAGGGCTCCGTGCCCTGTTCGACCGTAATTTCCCCAGGCCCGGGGTAGTAGACTCCGCCGATGTAGGCCGGAGCGTTAATCATATAACGTGCCATTTTGTTGCCTCCTATGAGCTAGTTCAGCCCAGGGTTAGTTGATGGACGTCGGGACATCCTTGACGAGGTAGGCATTGACCTTGCCTGCCGTGGTGTTGCTCGTCAGCGGAGTGTACTGGAAGCCGACATAGCGCTTCGTGTTGGAAGGGATCACCATCTGCATCAGCACGGCGCCGGCGGCAGGGGTCGCGGCGGTGGTGATCGACGCCAGGACGTCCGGGGTGGAGAGGTCAGCGGCGGCGCTCTGGATGTAATCGATCTTGATCCCGCCGGAACCGCCGACCACGGTGGTGTCAACGTTGACGAAGGCCTTCACCGGCTCGCCGCCGCCCACATCGGCAATGGACGCGTTGGCGCCGTTGAAAGGGGTGGCACCGAGACCGGTGTCATAGGTATTGGTCGAAGCGATCGCGGTAGCTGCGTTGCCCACGATCGACTGCGCCAGAGAGAGTTCGGACTGCTTGTCGATGTACATATTTCCTCCTCAAAGGAAAGTGGGCGGGGCAAAAGCCCCGCCTGGGAAAAGGTTGGCCGTACCGCTTAGGAAACGACGGACTCGGCGGAGGTAATCGCGTCGACCACGCGGATCGGGATACCGAGGAAGGCCGGGATGCGCGCCCCCCCCTTGCTCGGCTGGTCGGCGCCGGAGCCGTCGAGCCACTCCAGGAAGTTCGCCTGCTTGTTCATCAGCTGCTTGTTGAGCATGGAGAACGTCCAGCGGTTCATGTAGAAGACCGGCTTGCAGCCTTCGGTGGAGTACATGGCAGCGATCATGTCCATCATCTGGGTGATGAGGTAGGTGTTGGTCGCGACCTCGGCCGAGGTATCGATGTTGCAGCCGCGGACTACGTAACGGAAGTCGCGGACGCAGAGGCCGAGTTTCCACTGGAACCTGGTGACATAGGCGAGGAACTGCTTGTTGTTGGCGTCGGGTACCAGCTGGCGCCCGAGGTCTTCCTGCTGCAGGCCGGCCTTCGATCCTTTCGGGAAAATACCGAAGACCTTGTCCGGAGCCCAGCCGATCAGCCAAATGGAGGTCTGGTCGTTGCCGGAGCTGGACCCGCCCCACTTGACGATCTGACCGGAGGCGATGTTTCCGGAGGTGGCGTTGAGGCGCGAGGTGAGCCCCATGAACCGCTCCGGGTTGACGGAGGTGGAGTGGTAGAAGAGACCGTTGGCCGCCTCGATGTTCATGCCCGAGACGAAGGCCATGTCCTCGGACTGACGGAAGGCCGCCTCGTTGCCGTTCAGGGTGGCGAGGTCGACGTCGATCTTGCTGTGCGCTTCCATGATGCCGCAGGTTTCATCCACCTGGTCGGTGGCACTTTTCGTGGGATCGAGACCCTGGTTCAGTTTCCTCCAGGTGACCGAGGGGAGCGCCATGCGCGCCGTGAACCGGTGGCCGGTCGGGAGGTTGCCTTCCTGGAACACCATGTCCTGCAGGATCGGGTTGGCCTTGGAGAGGACTTCCGCAACCGTGGACGTGCTCCCGTTGGGATCGATTCGCTTGGCGAAATCCAACAGGGTGGGGAAGGTGGTACCAATGGTGGTGCCCGCGAACCCGAGCAGCGCAAGGGTGCCCAGTCCGTGGACGGTGGTGGATGCGGCATGAACGGCAGTTGCTCCCAAGGGGAACAGAACTACCGCAATTGCCAGGAGCAGCATGTAGATGCTAAATACTTTGAAAAACTGTCGCATGTGCGACCCCCTGTCGGTGCAGCACCTTCTTCGTACTGCCGTTTATTGCTGCTTGAACATTGTCGGGTAAAGAGTCCTCTGTACCTGCTCTTCTGTTTTCGGCTCGCCCTCGCTCCCTCCGAGTTTGCCCTTGCCCAGGGTGTCCTCGCTCATCGCCTTGCCGACCTTAACCATGAACCGGACCATCTCCGGATGGTTGCCGAGGCCGAACTGGTTCAGGGCTGCCTTGAACTCAGGAGTGCCAAAGGTGTTGACCGCGCGGATCGCGAGCGCCGAGTTGGCGGCAAAGGCATCGCCACCGAACTCCTTGTCAGCGCGCGACTCGGTTGCCCAGGTCTGCTTCTGCGTTTCCCACTTGGCTGCCTGATCGGCCAGCATGATCGGCTGGACTTTGGAGACCAGCCCATCGAAGAGCAGCTGCGCTTTCGCCTGGGAGAGTCCGAGCTCCTTGGCGATAGGAGTGAACGCCTCCTGGAAGGCTTCCGGCATGACCACGCCTTCAGGCAGTTTCAGTGCCTCGTACTTCTCCGGCGCCCCTTTGGCGTCGAGATCCTTCTGTGCGGCTGCAGCTTCTTCGGCCGCCTTCTGTTCAGGGGTGAGCGCTGCAACCCTAGCCGCCTCGGTCTCAGCGGCGACCCGGGCAGTTTCGGCAGCAGCGGCCGCCTCAGCTTCACCTGCAGCACCGCCTTCACCGCCCTCCCCTCCTGCTCCTCCGAGAAGCGTATCGCCACCCGCCGCTCCTCCTTCGCCCCCTGCAGCGCCACCGCCACCACCTTCCCCGCCTGCCACGTCCCGTAACACCCTCACCCAGAATCTATTCCTCATTGATTGCCTCCTCCTGTTCCTTCAAGATGCGTAAATTGATCCGTTCCCTCGCCTCGTTTGCCTCCAACATCATCACCATGTACTTCTTTGGCGCCGCCTCCATCACGTCCTGGAGCAACATCAAACCGATGTTCCGCCCCCCCTCGCGGAATGACATGAGGTTCGCCTCGGCCGCCCAGGTCGTTGCGAACACGTTGCACTTCTCCAGGATCCTCCAAATGAGGCGCCGTCCCTGGGAGGTCTCCATCTGTGTCTCGATGTCCTTCAGCTCCTTCCTGCGGATCTCCTCTGCTATGGTCATCCCTGCGCTCCCATGAGCCGCGTGAGCGCGCTCGGTGAATCAACTGAGGTATCAGACAGGGTCTTGGCCGCCGTTGCCGCCTGAGCCATCGCAGGGGCAGCCTGAAGCATCTGCTGCTGCTTCTCCTGCTGGGCTCTCTGCTGACGCATAGCTGCAACATCGTCATCGGAGTTGATAATCTTCGGGGAGATGCCCTGCATGTTCCCGAACTCATCGACCGCGTGATCGCAGTTGACCTTGTCCCAAATCTCCGGCGTGCCCTTGGCGGCTGCCAGGTTGCCGACGAAGGAAAAGAACTGACTGAGGTTGGCCACGCCGATCAGCTTCTGAGCCTGAGCCATGATGGAGATGTACTCCACCTTCAGCGTCTGGCCGGCGAGCTCCCGGGGCGGCTCGGGGATCAGCCCCTTCCGGAGCATGATGAAGAAGGTCCGCTCGATAGCTGGGTTGAGCAGCTCGGTATTCAAGCGCTCGAGCACCGGGCCTAGGATCAGCAGCTTCTCCTGGTGGCGCTCCTCGACTTCGCGGGCCGTCATGGTCGGATCGTCGGAGGAGGCAAACATCAGCATCAGGTCGGTGTAGAAGACCTTGTTGATGCGGCCCTCGATGTTCTGGATCTCGCCCATCAGCTCGGCGATCCGCGGGTTGACCTCGAAGGCGGGACGATACCCGGCGTGCTGCTGAGCTGCCAGGTTGTCAATATAGGTGACGTCCCCGGGGAGGGAGCTGGTGCGCTGAGTCCGGAGGGTTGCATCTGCCAGCATCGGCGGCCGTACCAGCTTATCGATCGCCTCCATCTTCCGGCGCTCCATCAGCTGCAGCTGTTTGATGTCGCCCAGGGCGTCCATGCCCGGGCTGTAGCCCCAGAGGTCGTTATTGTCCGAGACGTCCCAGCGGGGGATCATGAAGGGGAACTCGTCGAAGCCCTTCTCACTCAGCAGGCACTCCTGAGCCTTGCCGATCTCCCACTTGACCGACATGAACTTCTTGTTCTTCGAGTCCAGCTTGCAGCAGTCGCGGTCTTTGTTCGGCTGCACCAGGTGTGCGACCTCGATCTGCTGCTCCAGGTTGCCGGCGCAGTGCATGGTGCGCACCTGCTCGCTGACATTCTCGATACCGAACTCGGCGACCAGTTGGCGCACCGACATGCTGAACTCGTAGACGAAGGTGTCGGGCCGCCCGTTGGCATCGAGGGCGAAGGCGTAGGAACCGATCGCGAAGGACTCGCACCGGATGGTGTCCTTCTCGTCCTCCATGATCGCCATGGCCCCGGTACCGTAGGCACCCAGGGAGCCATAGACCGGCGGCAGGGTGTTGTAGAAGTTGGACCGGTTGAAGCAAGTCCGCATCTTGGTCTCGACATCGAAGAGCCACTGCTTGATGGCTGCCGTCTCCACGATCTCATCGTTGGCGGACAGGAGCCGGAACCAGGGGCGCGCCGGCGAGGTGATCCCGGCCATGCAGCCCGATCGCAAGGTGCGGTGCGCCGTGGTCGCCGTCGAGTTGATGATCTTCTGGTTCGCCTTGGCTCCCTGGTTCTTGTCGACGATCAGGAACTTGGCAGTGCGCGGTGAGAGATAGTCGGAGAGCTCCCGCCAGTGAGGGATGAAGGAGACCCGCTCCTGCTTGAGTTCGGTACGGCGGCGCTCCAGGAACTGTCGATCCTGGATGCTCAGCCCCTTAGCCGCCATCACCATCGCGCCTTTTGGCATGTCACCTGTCAGCATGGTTCTCTCCTTACGCACCCAGCAAGGTCTTCAACTGGGTCGGTGCTGCGCCGGTGACGCCCATAGGGCTAGTCAGGATGGTGTTGCTGTCCTGGGCCCCGCGTCTCTTTCTCTCGGCGTCCCTGGATGCCGTCACGGCCGGGTCCGAAGACTCAGGGGGTGGTGGTGCTGCCGGTGGTAACTGTGGTGCTCCGCCTCCGCACATAATCGTTCTCCTTAATCGTAGGGTGTGTACTCGGCCATGCCGGTGTGACGGTTTGCCTCGGCCGCGCCGGCGCCGAAGGGGTCATAGCTGCTCACGTTGCCCGACTTGCCGAGCATAGCCGCCGCCTTGGGCGTACTGACCGATGCGTAGATGATCGCGTCCCCCTTGTCCGGAGAGCGGCCGATGCGCTTGATCAGGTCCTCCTTCGACTCGATCAGGATCTTGCCGCCGCGCAGCGTCCAGAGGGGCCCGCACAGGTCGGCTCTTACGTCCTGCCCCGGCGGCAGTGAGATCGGATCCGGTGACGCTGGGTCCAGGGACTCGCGAAACTTCCACCAGAGGTACGCCCGAAGGTTGTAGAACCGGAGCTTGCCCGACTTATCGGTCCCGTAGGCTTCCGCGGCACCGTTGATCGGGACCACCTGGACTCCTGCAGTCTTGAGGTGATCGTAGGGTGAGGTTCCGCAACCAATGACGTCGACGTGGATGGGAGCACCATCCCGAACTGCTGCGATTGCAACGCTGGCAGCTGCAGCGCCATCAGGAGTAGCCGCCCCAGGGTAGCAGAGCAGCTTGTCGTACCAGTGACCATGACGACGCGAGAGGACCGTTTCGCACTTCCCGCCGCGGGCAACGTCCTCGCCCAGGGAGTCCATCGGGCCTTTCTTGCCCTGCTCTGTCCACCGGTCCTGAGCTGCCTTGACCC